CAGCAAAATCATCGAGGAGGCCAAGCGCCGCTTCAAAAAATGCGAAGAGTGGGAGTCGGAAGCCCGCACGCACTACAAGGACGACATGAAATTCGCGGAGGGCGACCCGGATAACGGGTGGCAGTGGAACGCGGATTACGCGAGCAATCGCCAGCGCAACGGCTCCCCAAGCCTGACGCTGAACAAGGTGCGCGAGCACAACCTACAGATCGTGAACGATGCGCGGCAGAACAAGCCGCAAATCCGCGTGCAGCCGGTGAGCGACGGTGCATCCAAGGCGGCGGCGAAGGTATTTGAGGGCATCGTTCGGCACATCGAGTACATTAGCGACGCGCAGACGGCGTACGATACCGCAACGTACCATCAGGTTTACGGTGGGATCGGCTACATTCGGTTGCATTGCGAAGTGCCGATGAACGACATGAAATCGTTCGATCAGGAGATTACCATTCGGCGCGTTGCCGATCCGCTGTCGGTTTATCTGGACCCGGACATCCAGCGCTATGACGGCTCCGACGCAAATTATGCGTTCGTGTTTGAGAACATGAAGCAAGAGACGTTCGATGAGAAATACCCGAAATGGAAGGGCAAGGTCGGACGCGATGCTCTGGACGGCAATGACGATTGGGGCAACCGAGAGAACGTGCGGGTTGCCGAGTATTTCCGCCGCTCGTTGAAGCAGACCGATACGCTGATGGAGGTTCCCGAGGGCTTGTTCCCCGAGATGCCCCAAGGCGGCACGATCCTTCGCAGCGAGATTGACCCTGAGGCGGCTAAGCTTCTCGACACATTCGAGCTACGCACGCGGCCGATCATCGATCCCAAGGTTGAGTGGTTCAAAATCGCGGGCAGCGAGATCATCGAGCGCGGCGATTGGGCTGGGCGGTATATTCCGATTGCCCGCGTGGTTGGCGAAGAGACTGTGATCGACGGCAAGCTGGATCGCAAGGGGCACACGCGCTCCATGAAGGACGCGCAGCGGATCTACGACTACTATTTCAGCGCGGCGGTTGAGCAGGTCGCGTTGCAGAGTAAGACGCCTTGGATTCTGACGCTTGAATCCATCGATGGGTACGAGACGCTTTGGGACAACTCCAACCTCGAAAATCGACCATATTTGCCGTGGCACGCATCCAAGGATGGCGTGCCTAACCCCGAGCCGAAACGCATCGCGCCTCCATCAATGGCGCCTGCCTACATGCAGGGCTTGGAGATCGCGGCCAACGCGCTGATGCTCACTAGCGGCCAGTATCAGGCCGAGATGGGCGCCCCGAGCAACGAGCGCAGCGGCGTCGCGATCAACGCCCGGCAGAGGCAGGCGGACAACGCGACGTATCATTATGTCGATCACTTGGCACAGAGCGTCCGCTATCTCGGCCGCATGATTATCGACCTTGCGCCGAAGATTTACGACACGAAGCGCGTCATGCGGATTGTCGGAGAGGACGGGACGGAAAGCCATGTGGTATCCGATCCTAACTCTCCGGTGGCGCACAAGGAGGTTGACGACGACCAGGAGTTCACGGACGCCGACGTGACCGCGATCTTCAATCCGGGCGTTGGCGAGTATCAGGTCGTATCGGATATCGGCCCCGCGTTCGCCACGCGCCGGCAGGAGGCTTTCAACGCCATTTCGCAGATCATGGCGCACAACCCGCAGTTCATGGCGTTCGCTGGCGATATCATGTGGAAGGTGTCCGACTTCCCATATGCCGATGAGCTTGAGGAGCGCTTCAAGGCGATGCTGCCCCCGCAAGTGAAGAACGCGGATGGGCCGCCCCCGGAAGTGCAGCAAATGCAGCAGCAGGCGCAGCAAATGCACGCCGCCGCGACGCAGACGATTCAGCAAGCCGGACAGCAGATCGCGCAACTCAAGCAGCAACTCGCGGATCAGCAGCGCGACCAGGACCGCAAGGACGCGGAGATGAAGATGCGTCTGATGACGATGGAATTCGAGCAGAAACTCAAGGAATACCAGGCCGAGACCAGCCGCATTGCCGCGTATGGTCAGATCGACCCGGATGGTATGAAAGTCATCGCGCGCGAGCAGGAGTCGCATGTGTTGGGCCAGCCGATCATGCCAATAATCGCGGCGCACGCCGAGGCGGAGCAGGCCATGCAGCCGCCGGAGCCTGAGTCGGCGGGGCAGACGGTGCAGTGACGTGCCGAAGGCTAAGAACGCATTAATGCCGGGCGGCGATCAGGGCACCGGTAATTCCCTGCTCGATGCGCTCTCAAGCTATTGGCAAAACCTGAACGATCAGGCGCGCGCGCTGCCGGCGTTTCAGCCGGTGCAGAACGGACAACTTTCCCCATTTGCTCAAAGCGTTGTCGGGAGTACAATGGGTTTAGTAGGTGGTTTGGGTGATGTCCCAATGGCTCAGGGCGGCGTGGAACGACTCTTTAGGGGCCTTTCGGCCTATAACAAGAATGGTAAGTATTGGACGGGGGATCGGGAATTCGCGAGGAATTTCACTCAAAGCGGACAAGACAAGGAGATTGCTTCGCGCTACATTAAGACCAGCGACATTCATCAATCCGACCCACTTCCGTTCGCCGGCGATGAGGAAGCTGTAGATTCTGCCATTAAAGAGGCGCTTGGGTTGGGAAAGAAAGCCATTAGAGTAGATGAGGGCGCTGGCGAGCCGAATTCCACGTTTGTATTTGATAATACTGCGCTCCATACGCCATGAGTGTCGCGGGCCACACGTTCGTCCATTCTCCCGAGGGGTGGATTTGCGAGAAATGCCGCCGCCGCTGGTGCAACGTCGTGGCGCGGCAGCCTTCGTGGCCTGAGCATGATCGCTCGCTCGGCGTCCCGCCATTGAGCGAGGGCATTGCGTGCGTCGGCTCGCTAAATGATCGCGAGCAAGAGCAGATCGACGCGGAGGTGCAGCGCATTTGGGCTGCGGTTCGTGACGCGGCTGGATACGGACTCGGGGCTTCGGCGGACACCGAGCCTGAGTGACGACGGGCTCCCAGGGACCGGAATTCCTGCGGCGACTACCTCAAGGGAACACAATGAGCGAGACGACCGAGGCTCCGGCGACGGAGACGACTGACACCACGATTCCAGCGGCTACGGAGGGCACACAGACCACGGAGGCGCCTGCCGCACCGGCAGCGCCGGAGCCCGACAAGGCGGCCTCTGGCGCGACTGCGGACGATCTCCGCAAGGCGGTAGAGCTTGAGCCGTTCAACAAGCGGATCGGCATTCTCGCGGCCAAGGTGGCGGCAGAGGCCGAGCAGCGTAGGGCCGCCGAGCGCGAAAGGGACCACTACCGCCAGCAGCTAGAGGGGCGTCAGGCCGATCCGAACGCGCCGAAGCCTGCGTCTCTGTCTCCCGCTAATCTGACGGATGCCCAGATCGAAGAGCGCGCCAACGCCATTGCGATGCAGCGCGAGTATCAGAAGGCGGTTTCTCGCACCATCGAGACTGGCAACACGAAGTTCGGCGAGGCGCAGTTTGTCTCGGCGTGCAACACGCTGGCGAATCTTGGGGCAAACGAACAGCCGGCTTTCATGCAGGCGGTTACGGAGTTGGAGAACGGTTCTGACGTTCTGCACCATCTCGGGACAAACCCGGAGCTGGCGGCCCGTGTCATGTCGATGCCGCCGATGGCGATGATGAAGGAACTGACCAAGCTGGAGGCACGAATCACCGCTCCTGCTCCTCCGAAGCCGGTTTCTCGCGCGCCTTCGCCCATCTCGCCTATTGATGTCGGGCATGACGTGGACGAAAACGCCGAACCGGACGTGGAAAAAGAGCCCGGCAAGTGGATGCGTTGGGTGGCAAAGCAGGGCGCCAAGAAGTAGCGCCAATTACCCGACTTCTGCCGGGTCTAAAGCAGATGCGGATGCCGTGCCTAGCCCTACTGTGCGGGGATATTAGCACTGCGGCGTGCCTAATTCGGAATGGATGCGGATTTTAGACTGCTTTTCTTCCATTTCCTGAATCGCCCCAAGACCTCCAGTAGTGAGGGGCACTCAGACAGCACAGTCACGCTTTTGGAGCGCGTGACTCCATTTCAGGAGTGCGTATTCCCATGTCTAACGCCTTTATCACGAACCAGAAGATAGCCCTCATGGCGATTCCTCTCTGGAAGAACACCAACGCCCTGCTCAATTGGGTCAACAACGAGTACGTCTCGGAGTTCGCTCAGAGCGGTGCCAAGGCCGGTTATTCCGTCCGCATCCGCAAGCCGGTCGATTTCAACGTTCTTAGCGGCCCGACCGCCGTTGTCCAGGATATCGTGGAGAATTACACCACGTTGACCGTGGCGACACAGAAGAACGTGCCGTTCTCGATCTCGTCCGCTGACCGCACCATGCAGATCGACAACTTCCGCGACCGCTATGTGCGGCCCGCCGTCAACAATCTCGCGGGCGTCGTGGCAGGCGATCTGATGGCCGGTTCCGAGGGTGGCGCGTCGAGCTGGTCCGCCAAGTACGACGGATCTGGCAATCTCGTGCTGCCCGACCAGGGCACTTGGCTCGGCGCCAAGGCTGTTCTTCAGAAGAACTCGATCGAGACGACCGATCTAGCGGTTGTCGCCGATCCGGTTTCGATGGCGACCAGCGTTGCGACGTTCTCTACGCTGTTCAATTCGCAGTCTCGCCTGGCGGCGCAGTACGAGAATGGCGACATCACACATGCCTGGGGGATGGACTGGATGAGCGACCAGACCGTGATCGTGCACACCACGGGCACGCTGGCGTCGTCTGGCTCGACGTATACCGCCGGCAAGGGCTGGAGCTTCGGCACCATGAACGGCGCGAACCAGACGGGTTCCACTCTGACGGTCACGGCGCTCACGGGCACGCTCAAGAAGGGCGACATCATCTCGATCGCCGGGGTGAATGGCGTCAATCGGGTCAACAAGAACGACACCGGCACGCTCCAGACGTTCACCGTCACGGCGGACGTTGCCAGCAGCGCGACCAGCATCCCGATCTATCCGCCTCTGACGCCTGCCGTCGCGGGGAACACGCAGTACCAGACCGTGACCAACTCGCCGACCACGAATGCGGTTCTCTACTGCAAGACGGCGGCGAGCACGCAGTACCGCAAGAATCTCGTGCTGCACAAGAAGGCGATCACGTTCGCGATGATCGACTTGGAGGGTCAGCTTTCGGGTGCGGACGTGTCGCGCGCCAATCAGGACGGCATTTCGATGCGCGTTGCGTCGCAGTGGGTATTTGGCAGCGATCAGCAGGCTACTCGTCTCGATGTGCTCTACGGCCTCGGTTATCTGATGCCGGAGTGGATCGCCATCGTTCCCGACCCGATCGTCTGATCGATCCCACATTCATAGGAGACCGCCGCTATGGCGTTCGACCACTTGCGTTTTCCCATGACCAAGTACCATCCGGTGCTTGGTGCCCGCACAGTCGATAAGCACGAGGATCTGGACAAGGTTTTCGTGGGTCCAGACCGCGACTGGCACGATACTCCCGAGGAAGCCGACCAGCATCGCACTCAGCGCGAGGCTGAGATGGTCATGCACAACAGCACCCGTATGCGGATCGAAGATATGATCGGTCGCGCGGATGCGCCGGAAGAGCACGATCCGGTGGAAGTGCTGGACATCGGCACGGTCGTGGATTCGGCGACGCATCACGAGCGCGTCGTGAAGCCGATGCTGGACGCACCCAGCGCCGAAGAGCGCGAAGAGCAGCAGGCTCGTATCGACGACGCGGCGCAGGCTCGGCGCGACAGCATGGCCGATGCCTCTGCGGCTCGTGTCGTGGTTGAACCGGCGACGCACAACGAGGTCGGCGGCTAACTCGTGACTACCGCGCGCGACATAATCAATCTCGCGTTGCGCGACGCTGGTGTCCTCGGCGTGGGTCAGACGGCCCGTGCCGAGGATATCAACGAAGGCCTGATGCGCCTGAACAACATGATCGGGCAATGGGCCGCGACACGGTTTCTCGTGTTCCATTTGATGGACGTGTGGTGCCAATCCACGGGCGCCCCGACGTACTTCGTGGGGCCTGGCGGCGATCTCGACATGCCGCAGCGGCCGAACCGGCTGGAAGGCGCGTTCTTTCGGCAAGGCGCTCCGGCTGGAGGCACGCCGCACGAGTTCACGCTGGACAGCAGCATCACGGACGGGACCGATACGCTGGCGCCGTCGTTCGGCGGGGTGAACACGATCGACTTCCCGCTGGAACTGCTAGAAAGCCGCGAGGAATACAACGCGATATCGCTCAAGGGCATCACGGTATTCCCGTCGTGCGCCTATTACGATCCGGCGATGCCGTTCGGCCGGTTCTACGTGTGGGGTCTGCCTCCGTCGCAATATGAGCTGCACATATTGGTCCGTGCGCCGTTGCAGACGTTCGCCAATCTGAGCGACAGCGTTTTGCTGCCTCCCGAGTACATGGAGGCGATCCATTACAATCTAGTCGGGCGTTTGCAGCTTGCCTACGGGCTCCAGGTCAATCCCGGCGTGGTGTCGTTGGCGCGCAGCGCGCTCCAGACGATCCGCGCGGCGAACGCGCAGATTCCGGTGATGCGGATGCCGGCTGCGGTCATGGGCCGGCGCACGAATGTCGGTCCGATGGTGGCAAGCGGTGGCGGAGGAATTGGTCCATTCATTCTCGATAATGCCACCACGGGACGGTTGAGCTGATGTCAGACACTGTTAGCCCCGCATATCCTTGGCAGAAGGGCGACGAGCTTTTTCACGACGCGTTGAACGCCGCTATCGGAACGGCAATCAACCTGGCGAACTCTGCGGATGCTACAGCGGGCTCGGCTCATACGATAGCGAATGCGGCCACGACAGCGGCCAACGATGCCCAAGATGCGGCGGTTGCTGCTCAGGCGGCGGCGGATGCCGTAGCTACCACGGCGAGCGCGGCGCAGACTTCGGCTAATGCGGCGCAGACTGCGGCAGCGGCTGCTATGCCCAAGGTTGGCGGGACCATCGTTGCGACTGGCTCTACGGCGTCCAGGACGAACGAGGACCGGGCCGCCGACACTCTAACCACCAAGGATTTTGGGGCCGTAGGCGACGGCGTTGCCGATGATACCGTGCCGTTGCGGACCGCGTTCAACTCAGGTGTTCCCGTTAGGATGACGGTGGGGAAATACCGCACCACATCTCCTATCACAACCGCAGCCAATCAGATCATTATTGCCGATAACGTCAACTCTTACGACGATCCCGCGACGATTCCTGGGTCTGTTCCCGTGGTGTCAATCGTCGCGGATAATTCCGGCGGAGGGTTTGCCCCAGGGTCGGCGGTTCTAACGCTGGCAGACCGCGCATCAATCCGGGATTTCCAGATTACGTCAGTCGCGGGCGTCGATGCCGTATCTTCTTCCGGCAGGTTCGTCACATTAGAACGCATCTATACGAGACTCGGCAGGCATGGCGCATATCTCAATCAGGTCGGTCCCCGTGTATTATTCTGCCGGTTTAGCGAGGCCAGCGACCACGGGCTCCTGAGCGATACATCTTGCACGGATGCGACTATCGTAGGGACGTTCTTTGCCGCCAATGGCGGATGTGGGATGCAGGGGCTTTTTTCGATAAAGCATACGCTTGTCGGATGCACGTTTGAGTGGAATTCTTCTCACGGTTTGAACTTTTTCGACTCCAACACTTGCATGATTACCGGGTGTTCGTTTGACCGGAATTCCGCATCTGGTCTGAGAGTCGGCGCATCCTCTAATATGTCGTTCGTCGGGAATACGTTCCGCCGCAACGGCGTTACCGATGCATCGTTCCCTTGCCATATCTCATTCCAGGCCGGCGGCCTATTCGGGTTGCAGTTCTGCGGGATTT